AACCCTGAAGATATGCCAGATGATATAGAATATGAATATGATGAGGAGGATTTGACGAGCTAAATAGATGATAGAAATATATTGGCCAATATAATCCGATGCCTCTTAATAAGTTAGAGAATTTTATAAAGAATACTGAAGGGCGCATTCTTTATGTAAATCCAAATGATCTTGATGCCACAGATGGTGTAGAAAATCAGGGAAACTCCCTTACAAAACCATTCAAAACAGTTCAAAGAGCTCTTATTGAGGCGGCTAGATTTTCTTATTTAAGAGGTAACGATAACGATATTACAGAAAAAACAACTATTTTACTTTTTCCTGGGGAACATACGATTGATAATCGTCCAGGATTTGCGATTAAAGATGTTGGAGGTATTCCAACTGCGGTTACTCCATCAGGAACTGAATATTATGCTCCTGATCAACTCTCATTAACGTTAGATTCTAACTTTGATATTACTCAATCGGATAATATTTTATATAAGTTTAATAGTGTTAATGGTGGTGTAATAGTTCCTCGTGGTACTTCTATTGTAGGTCTTGATCTTAGAAAAACAAAGATTCGTCCTAAGTATGTTCCAAATCCAACTGATTCTAATGTAAAATCTTCTGCGATTTTTAGAATCACTGGTGCATGTTATTTTTGGCAGTTCACTATTTTTGATGGTAGTGAAGGTGGTCTAGTTTATACTGACCCAACTAACTTTACATCAATCAATCAATCTAGACCTACATTCTCTCACCATAAATTAACTTGCTTTGAATATGCAGATGGTGTAAATCTTCCATCTGGATATGCTCTTACTGATCTTGATATGTATTTCAGTAAGGTATCAAACGCATTTAATAGATCCTCTGGTAGAGATATTGATCAAAAATATCCAACGGATCCTCTTGGATTCTCAAAACAAAGACCAGAGTGGGAAATCGTTGGTGCCTTTGCTCCAGATCCTATCAATATTTCAAATATTATTTCTGGAGATGGTGCAACACCAGGAAGTGTTGTAACAGTTACAACATCTTCTGCTCATGGATTTACTGGAGAAACTCCAATCAAAATTAGAGGAGTTAATGTTGATGACTATAATATTTCTACAAAAGTACAGTCGGTCATCAATGATACAACATTCACATATCTACTTCCATATGTAAGAGAAAATCTCCCTGCTGGTCCTGCTGCAGGATTGAGTGGATCTGCAGCAACAGCAACGATTGAAACGGACACAGTTTCTGGTGCATCACCTTATATCTTTAATATCTCTTTACGTTCAGTATGGGGTATGAATGGAATGCACGCTGATGGTAGCAAAGCATCGGGTTTCCGTTCGATGGTTGTTGCACAGTTTACTGCTGTTTCTCTACAAAAAGATGACCGTGCATTTGTAAGTTATAATAAGCAGAGTCGTACTTATGATGGAATTGGTATCAGTAAAGTTACTGGTGCTGCTCTTTCCTCTGGATCATCATCAACAAATCTAGCAACAGTCTATCACCTAGATTCGAACGCAATATATCGTAGAGGTTGGAAACCAAGTCATATTAAAGTTTCTAACGACTCTTTTATTCAAATCGTTTCTGTTTTTGCGATTGGATTTAATAAGCATTTTGACGTCCAATCTGGCGGAGATGCTTCGATTACAAACTCAAACTCAAACTTCGGTCAATATTCATTGTCTGCGGATGGATTTAAGGCATCAGCATTCGACAAAGACAATAAAGCATACGTTACCTCAATTGTAACTCCAAGAGCTATTGTATCCGAAGCAACAAAGATTGAATGGGTTCAGTTAGATGTAGCAAAGACTATTTCTGCTGCTAAACCAGGTCATCTATACTTATACAGTTATTATAATGTAGATCAACCACCTCCAATCGTTGCTCAGGGATATAAAATTGGATGTAGAAAGGGTGATATTCTTTATATTGAAACTCCTATTGGAGTTAAAGAAGCAGCAATCTATATGTGTGATAATGTTATCACAACGATTGATAATACTGCAGCAGGAAATACGAGTTCAGAAAAAAATTACGCAGCATCAAACAATAACTCTGTTTTTACAATCTCTGGTGGACACTCACTCAGAAATGGTGAGAAGATTAGAATTTTAAGTGATGTTGGAGATCTGCCAGAAAATATTGATTCTAATAAAACCTACTATGCTATCACAAATACCAAAGATCTTTCTTTAGGTGCTAATGAAATTCGTGTTGCATCTTCAAAAACTAATGCAGAAGCTGCAACTGCGGTATACATTACAACCTATGGTGGAAATCAACTTAGAGTTTTAAGTCGTGCTGTTGATAAAGAAGTTGGAGAGATTGGATGTCCAATTCAATGGGACCCAAATAACAGTGGTTGGTTTATTCACGTAGATAGTGGAAACTCAATCTATAGTACTATTATTAGTTTAGGAGTAGCTGGATTAGGAGATAGAACTGAAATCTCTTATGTTAATCGTTATGAAGATAATAGAGGTCTGGATGAAAGACTTTACAAAGTTCGTATTGTTGTTCCTAAAGAACTTTTTAATGGAAGAGATCCTGTAGATGGATTTGTAATACAAGATTCAAGTTCAACTGGTGCAAGAAGTAATGCTGACTTTGCGCTTACAAATATAACTTCATCGGATTATCTATTCAATAGAAACCCTAGATTTATCAGTACCTGTAGTTATGATTCTGTCAATTATATTGTAACTGTTCGAGCAGATCAACCACATAATCTAAAAGTTGGTGATCAAATCATCATTAAAAATGTAACTAGTAGCACAAATAGTGCTGGAACAAATAACTATGGATACAATGGTACATTCCAAGTTTCCGAAATAAGCAGTGATAAAGTATTCAAATATAGTACGACAGATATTTACGGAACTGTACACTCTCCTGGAGTTTTTACAAATAACACCGATTCTAGGACAGTTTCTTTACCAAGATTTGAAAGAAACGACTTAAAGAAAAATCTGTATATTTATAGAACTGAAGTTATTACACCATACATTTACAACGTTCAAGATGGTGTTTATTATGTCTACATGCTTAATGCATCAAATGGAATCGATAGTGAGTTTACAGAGTTAAACTACACCCAGAATATTGTTGATCTTTATCCCCAACAGGATAAAGATAATGAAAACGATAATCCAAGATCAGCATATACATTTGCAAAAAGATCTCCTCTTGGTGATATCGTCACAAATGATCTTAAAAAGAGTATTACAAGAGAAACTATCGACAAGTTTTATGATGTCTTTGGACATGGAAATAAGATTAGCACAGTATCTTCAACATCAACAACGGCAACCTTAACATTTGATACAGAACATCAGATGTCTGGTATTGCTGCTTATAACTCTTTAAGTGGTGGAAGTGGACATACTCCTGGAACATATTATAATGTCAGACTTTTCAATACTAGTGCTGCACCAGGTTCTGCAACATGGGATGGTGCAACAGCAACTGTTACAGTATCTGGAGCAGGAGCAGTAACTTCAGCTCAGATCACTGCTGGTGGATCTGGTTATAAAAATGGAGAAACTCTCTATTTTGATAGTAGTAAGATTGGTGGAACACCAAGTTCAAATATTACGGTTACAACTGCTGGTATTTCAACTGTTACTGGAGATGTAGTTCAAGTCACTGGTATTGGAACAACGGTAGGTGGATATTATAGAATCACAGATGCGTCAAATAAGTATGCTATAGGTATTGCAAAGACCGCAGGAGATCCTAATATTGTTGCTGGTCAATATGTCATACATAATGGACCATCAGTTCTTGTAAACTCTACAACATATGATACGGTTACTGGAATTACAACATTTAATACTGGTGGACCTCATGGATTAGTTTTTGGTAACTCATTTAGGATTATTGACTCTAATAACAATAATCTTGGAGATTATCTAGTTAAAAATGTTAACTCTGTTACTCAGTTCACATCAAAAACTAGAGTTAATATATCTTCTTCAAAATATGTTTTAAAACATGCATTATCTGCAAATGATGCGATTGCAGATGATACAGGAGAAAATATAGGAACAAGAAGTTTGTTTGTTTATGGAAAAGAAACTGCCATTCTTCAATCTACGATTACAAGTGATTCTCAGTTCCCAATTCAACTAAGAAACTCTGGTATCGGAACTACAAGAAGATTTGAACTTGGTTCTTATATTCAAATTGATAATGAGATTATGAGAATTACCAGTAGCACTTTAAGTGGTTCTGGCAATAATCAAATCTCTGTGATTCGTGGTTCAATGGGAACTCTAAGAGAGAATCATTTAACTGGATCTTTAATTAAAAAGATTAAGTTAACTCCGATTGAACTTCGTAGACCATCGATCTTAAGAGCATCTGGTCACACATTTGAATATCTTGGTTATGGACCTGGCAACTATTCGACTGGTTTACCACAAGTTCAAGTCAAAACAATCACCGAAAGAGAAGATTTCTTAGCACAATCACAACAAACTTCATGTGGTAAAGTTCTCTATACTGGTATGAACAGTAATGGAGATGTATTTAGTGGAAATACTAAGACTTCTGCTGCAAGTGGAACAGTTCTTTCTTATGATATTCCAAATCCAACAGTCACTGGACAAGATCCTAACAGATTGAGTGTTGTATTTGATGAAGCAATCGTTAAAGAAAGACTTCTTGTTGAAGGTGGAAACTCAGGAGCGATTCTTTCTCAGTTCAATGGACCAGTTACTTTTAATGGTGAGCTAAAGATTACAAAGCAAGTTGTTATAAATGCTGATTTAAGATCAACAGGTATTTTTGATCTCAGAAATACAACTCAATCAACAAGTGTAACCACAGGAACAATCGTATCTTATGGTGGAGTTGGAATCCTCAAAAATCTAAATGTTGGTGGAGATGTTGGATTTAAAACAACAACTCAATCAACTAATAAAGATACTGGAGCATTAGTTGTTGAGGGTGGTGTAGGGATTGAAAAAAATCTAAACGTTGGTGGAAATACAGTTCTTACTGGAACATTAACAGTTTCAGATACAACACAGTCATCAAGCAAGGATACTGGATCAGTAATCATTGAAGGTGGAGTTGGTATTGAAAAGAATACTTATATTGGTGGAAATACTGTCATTACTGGTGATTTAACTGCTAATGGAAATACTTCTTTTGGTGATAGTGGCAGTGATTCAACAACAATTACTGGAACATTATCTGTTTCTGGTGCAACTACACTCTCAAGCACTGTAGGAGTTTCTGGTGCTGCCTCACTTTCAAGTACATTATCAGTAAGTAGTGATACAACAATCGGTGGAACTTTAAATATCAATGGAACTATTAATGCAAGTGGAGATACAATTACTTTAAATGATAATGTTTCAGTTAATGGAAATCTGTATGTAACGAGTGATATCTACGCATTTTATAGCTCTGACCAAAGATTGAAAACCAATATTGCTCCAATCCCTAACGCACTTGAAAAAGTTCTTTCAATCAGTGGAAATACATTTGATTGGAATGAAGAATCAGGTAAACAAGGAACTGAAGTTGGTGTAATCGCTCAGGAAGTTTTAGAAGTTCTACCAGAAGTAGTTACTACAAGAGAAAATGGTTATCTTGCAGTTCGCTATGAACAGATTGTTCCTCTCCTGATTGAGGCAATCAAAGAACTTAAGGCAGAGATTGATGAACTTAAAGGAGGAAAATAAATGACCATCAAGTCTTCTGGGTCTTCACTTTCATTTAGTGAAATTGCTGCAGAATTTGGATCTCCCACAAATAAAAATCTTGGTGCCTACAGAGTAAGTCAAAGGATTGATAATGATTTAAAAGACTTACCTCTTGACAGTGGTATTCCCCAATCAGGTCAAATTAAGTTTAGTGATTTTTACAGTAAAAAACTTAATATTGTCGTGGACTGTAATGCCACACAAAGCGTTAAAACTCGCCAAAGATACATTGATGGATATTATACTGTAATAGGTGGTTTTAGAAGTGGCCCAAGTAATACAAGTGGAACAAAAGTAACTTTGTATGTTAATACAACAATAAATTCAACTAAAGGAGATAGATCTAACTCTGCAATCAATATTGGTGCAACTTGGGACAGTGGAACAGATGTGACACTAAATGTAGGCCCAAGTGGAGGAATTTATGGATCTGGTGGTGATGGAGGACCTTCTCCAAGGTATGCAGGTAGTAATGGAACAACCGCAATCACTGTGAGATATCCATGTACTATTTTAAATCGAGGATATATTCAGGCAGGTTATGGCGGCGGTGGAGGAGGATCTGGTTGGTCACAAGATAGACAAGTTCAAACTGGTAGCGGCGGTGGCGGTAAGAAGAGTGATATTCGCCTCAAGACAAATATTCAAAAACTCAATAATGTCCTTGATAAAATTATGAATATATGAGTATATTAAATAAGTTAGATAATGTTAATGCTTTTCATTATGAATGGAATGATACTATGAAAGAACTTACTGGTACACAAGGATCAGAATATGGAGTCATTGCTCAAGAAATTCAAAAAGAATTTCCTGATTTAGTAACTCTTGAAAGTGATGGATATCTTTCTGTAGATTATATTCAACTTATACCAATATTACTTCAAGCAATTAAAGAACTGAATGCAAAGGTTGAATTTCTTAATCAAAAAATAAATACAAATAGTTAAGGAGTTGTAATCTATGGGCGGCGGAGGAGGTGGTGGTGGAGGCCCCACATATACAACAGTACATGACGAATCCCAAGGTGGAGGCGGTGGTGGAGGTGCTGGGATTCCAGCAGGCAGTGGAGCTCCTGCTACTGGGAGGGTAGATGGTCAAGGAAGTGCAGGATCTAGTGGATCTGATGGAACTGCTACTACTGGCGGTGCTGGCGGTGCTGGAGGAAATAATGCAGGATCTGGTGGACGTGGTGGAGATCCATCTAATAGTCCAGGACAAGGAGGATCTGGTGTAACTGCATTAAATGGTTGGGCAATTGCTACAAGTACTGATGTAGGTTCAAATATAACCGTTATCAATAATGGCACTATTCATGGAGATATTTCTTATAGTGTTATAACATGATTGATAAATATTCCAAAGCATAAGTGAAAAATGACTCCTTTAAATTTGATTTTTAAAGTAATCAGCAATAACAAAGAAAAGGAACAACTGGTCGTAAAGTTTTGTAGGCAAAACTCTAGAGATCCAATCGATTCTTATGAGGCATATGCTCTAGATTATTTGCATTTGGATTTTAATACTCCAGAAAAACTTGCTGCAAGTATTATTACATGTTTAACTCATCATATTGAAGAGCAGGTAAGAAACGAACCAACTCCAGAAGAAAATACTAATGTTGAGAAAGTAGATTCTACAGACCTAGATGACTATATTGGAAAAATTGTTGCAGTAGATTATGATACTCTTTCAAGTGGATTTTTTGATGAAATGGATTATTTTGATCTATGATGCTTGACTTTTCACCACAAATTAATCTTTTACCAGAGCCAGGATGTAAAAGATTCTTTAGAAACTGTGGTGATTTTTCATTATGCATTAATATTGGAGAAAAGGGATATCTTCTCGTAGAACAACCAATCAACAGAACTACCATATTTTATTATGGTCTTTATGGATGTGGAAAATTTGGAAGAATTTTTGAATCAAATCATATTATTTTAGATGCTGAGGATAAAAAAGTAGTTGACGTATCAGAATATGTTCATGATAGAGTTATATTTGAAGCTCAAACTGATTTTTATTTGATTGGATTCAATACATTCAACAAAGATTGGAAATGGACTGCAACTTTGTTGACAAATGAATCTAAACAGTTTCAAACGAGTTCTACTAGAGCATACTTAGTTATTGTATCCAAAAATATTAAAGTAAATGGAAAATTAATGAAGAGATACGACTATTCTCATTTAGAAGTAGATAAAATATATGACCTAGATATACCAGAAAATTCTTCAGCAATAGTATTCACTAGATCTTGGTAATTATGACTATAACAAGAAAAAACCTTGATGATTTGTATCAATGGGCAAAAAATGCAAATCTACCCACAAGAAAAGCGCCAACTGCTGAAGAATATTCAAATATACCTATTCAATACTGTTGGATTAAAGGTGAATCTCGAAGTAAAACTGGTGACTCCACGGTAAAATACATCAGAAAGAAACTGATAAACGATGAAAATATAGAAGAGATTTACAATAACTCAGATATTATATTTTCAATGTACGCTTCATTTGCATCTGGAACTAAACTAGGTCCTCATAGAGATCCAAACATTTATAGAGAACCATATAAGAGGATACAAATACCAATCTCAATTCCAGATAATGAAAAATGCTATATGATTTGGAAAGGAGAAACAGTTCATTGGACTGAAGGGCAACCTAGAGTTTTTGAAGTTATGGATTATATTCATGAGGGTTATAACTATTCAGATTATCCAATGATCTTTTTATTTGTTGATGTAAAGAAGAATGTAGAAGTAGAGATTTAAAAAGAGGATAAATAACTAAAAATACCATGTCAGATGGCAAATATTAGAAAGACCTTTAATTTTCGAAATGGTGTTCAGGTTGATGATGACAATCTGATTGTTAATCCTTTGGGATTGGTTGGGGTGGGTACAACCGTTCCAACAGAAGCTTTAGACGTTCGTGGAAATCTAAAGGTTGTTGGTTTTCTAACCGTCAGTGAAGCATATGTTCCTTACATAACAGTTGGTGTTCAAACTGCAACTACACTTAGATTGCCAAATGCAAGTTCTAGCATTATTGGTGCTGGCATTTCAATTAGAAGTGGTATTGTTACTGCAAGTAGTGGTCTAGCAACTTATTATGGGGATGGAAGATATTTACAAGGATTGCCAACATCACAATGGATAGATGTTGATAGTGGTCTCGGATACACCAGCATTTATGCACAAGGCAATGTTGGAGTGGGGACAAACTATCCATTATACACATTCCAAGTTGGTGGAGATGCAAACCAATCCAGATTTATTAGGGGTGTAGGAATTGATTCCTCTGGTAACATTTATGGAACAGGTATTGTAACTTCTTATAAGTTTGTTGGTATTGGATCAGACCTTACACTATTAAATGCATCAAATATAAGTTCTGGTACTATTACAGGAGATCGTATTTCTTCAGTTTATAATTCTAGTTTACCAGCAAACATTAGTGTTTCTGGGATTATAACTGCTTCATCAGGATTTGTTGGAAACATAACTGGAAATGTAACTGGAAACATAACTGGAAATGTAAATGGAAACGTTGTAGGTCTTGTAACTGGAAATCTAGTTGGCATTGCAACAACAGCAAGAGATCTGACTTCAGATGCTAGAGTTACAATCACTAGTATAACAAGTAATCTTTCCCGATCTGGTATTTCAACAGTAGATACAAGATTAGATGTAAGTGGATCAGTAGGTGTCGGTACGACTGGATCTGGAGTAAAATCAGATATTCATGTAGTTAGAAGTGGTATTTCTTCTATTCAAGTTACTTCTTTCTCTGGAGAAGCATCTATTACTGTAGGAAGAACATTAGAACAAAAGAATAGTTCAGGATCTATAAGATTTGGCAATACTATTGGATTATATCCTTATAGTCGAACATCATCATTTGATATTATAAACTATGATTCTGGAAATATCAACTCATATATTCATCTTGGAAATGCATCTGGAATCAACACAGGATCCTTTAACTGGTTTTATGGAAAAGACCCTAGCAACCCTCTTTTAACTCTTACTTATACTGGAAATCTTGGAATTGCAAATACAAATCCAACAAGTAAGCTTTCTGTATCTGGTAACGCTTCTATAACTGGTATTGTTTCAGCAACAAATGTTTCTGCTTCATCCAGTATAACAGCACAAGATTTGTACATTACTGGAAGTGCATCTCTTCCTCCATTACCTCAAACAAATCTTAATCTGATAACTGGTATTTCAACATTTAATAATCTAAAAGTCAATGATACCACAATCATTGCTTCCAAGTTGGGTGTAGGAACTGATAGTGTTGTTAATTCACAAAGTATTCAGGTTGGTTCTGGCGCTGGTGGAAATGTTGTAACAATCTTCAATAGTGGAATAGCAATTGGAACGACGGCTATCACCGCTGCTGCGATTAATGCTCAAAATGGACAAGCTTTACTTGGTGGTGTTGGAGTAGGTACAGTTGCTTTACGAGCGGGTGTAGATTTTGCTGATGCTGGTAAAGGATCTTTCAGTGATGCTTATGTGTTTATGCTTCCACCTAGAATCACAACAACTCAAAGAACAGCACTATCTCCAGTGGAAGGTGCTTTAATTTATAATACTTCAAACAAAAGACTTGAAGTTTATCTGGGTACTGGTGGTGGAACTGGTTGGGCAGGTATTTCTACGGTAGCATAATACTTGACATAATCCTTAAATCCCATTAGAATACCTTTGTGGTCGTTGAAGATAAGTTATGAGGTTTACTTTAGCTCTTATTAATCCACCTTATGGAGTGGGCGGAAACCTTGCGATTAAGTTTCTCAATAAGACTGCAGAGATCACAGATGATATTCGTGCTGTTTTACCTACATCAGTTCGTAAACCATCATCACTGAATAAGATCAAGGCACATCTTCATTGTGTTGTTGATGAAGATCTGGATCCTTCTACTTTTCCAAACGGTATTAGTGCAGTCAAACAATACTGGGAAGTAAAAAATACATCTAGGTTTCAGGTTGGTGTTGGTGAAATACCAATGATACGAGAGCATCCTGATTTTACATTTCTTCCTTATGAACAAAGATTTGATGCAGATGTATTTGTAGGTGAGTATGGATCAGGTCCCAGTGGTAGAGTCAAAACAGAAAACTTTACACATTATGCTAAAGGACATCATTTTCTTAAAGTTCGTTCACCAGAAGTTATACAAAATCTCGTCGAGTTTGCACCTAGATTTAGAGAAGTTGCTTCTAGTTGTAATGGAAGAAGACATTTTGGAAAGAATGATTTAATCTCGACGTATATTGAGTGTTTAAATGAAAAAGAACAAGCACAATCTTGAAACTGGATCTGAGATTGAAAGATCTGATGAAAGAATTAAAGAAACACAAGAAGTTTTTACTCCGATAGAATTGATCGAGAGTATGATTGATGATATTGATTTAAGTATTTTACAAGATTCGAGTAGCACATTTATCGATAACTCTGCTGGATCTGGTAACTTTCTAGTCGCACTTAAGAATAGATTGTTGAAATATCATACTGAAAAACATATTCTTGATCATATGTTATATGCAGTTGAGATGATGGAAGATAATCATAAGGAACTGTGTTCTCGTCTAGGAGTATCCCCAGATCATCCTCACTATGTTTGTGCAAATGCTTTGGAGTATGACTATTCATTTGGAAAACCTATCGGTATTGAAAAGTTTTTCTAATATGTCAACTCCTTGACGGGGAGGCAGTTTCATTCTATATTACTCTTGTGGTTGAGGCACACTGCCGAGACTCAAACTGGACAAACTGCCGTATTTTTTTATGACTTTTACTGAATTTAACATCAACATTCCTTCGGAATATCAACCGCATCCTCAAGATGATGCCGTTCTTCGCCTTGTAGAAGAAATCCGTTCTTATCCGATTCCTGATCACTACGAAACTCTGGAATATGTAAAGACCGAAGCAATCAACGTAAACACCATTCAGAAACCTGGTAAGGCAAACGTTGGTCGTTTCCGTGGTATTACGAAAACTTCTTATGAAACCGTTGACCGTTCGATGTCGAAAGGTTGGAGGTTTGGTAAGCGCCCTGCATCGATGTTGGAAGGTGAAGATTGGTTGTTGAACGGAAATCATCGTCTGCGTTGGTACAAGGAGAATGGGTATTCTTGGATGCCTGTTGACATCTTCCGTGTCAAGGAAGGGTTCTCCGTGGGTGATGCCATCGATGAGATTGGTCTGCTGCATCAACCCCGTCCCGAAGGAACTGCTGCTGGTTTTGAAGATTACAAGGCACGTGGCATTCTGTTTATCGAACGCAAGAAGAATGAAGGTGTTGAAATCACCCCTGAACTTGTGAGTGCTTGGGTAGAGAAGTTTGCTGCAAATGAGACCAGACTCAATCGTACTAACCTGAAAAAGGCAATCTTTAACAACACTGGTAAGACTGCTTTCCTTGCATCAGTTTCTCGTAATGATGCTATTGACATGCTTGTTCTTGACAAAGGTTTTGTGATCCGTGAGTCCGATTACAAACTGGAAGACAACCTTAAGGTTGTGCATCGCTTGTATGAGGCGAGTCAAAAGGTGTTTCTCCGTGACTTCTTGCCTATCTTCTTTGATGCCGCTTCCAAGGGTATTAAGACTGTGGTTCACTTCTATGTTACTACTTCCAATGTGAAGGATGGTAACGATCTGCGGAAGGTTGTGGAGACTCGCAAGCAAGAGGTTTATCGTGTAATCTCTTCTCTGGAGACTTTCAACTCTGATAACTCTTCTCTCCGTAACTATCTGGAGTTTGGGTATCGTGCTCCCCAGATCTGTGGTATGGATGGTGATGAACTGGTGAAACTGTGATGAAAATCAGGGATCGTGTTTATAACATCCTCAGTTTAACTTACTCTGCGGATGTTCAGTTCACTAGCAAGGACGTTTACGATCTTACGTTTCCAGTTCTTGCCCGAACTAATCCATTCAACAATGAACTAAAAGGGACCGTTCTGCGGGAGCTGCAGGTTCTCCGTGACCTGAACTACCTGAGGTTCCACACGCCAGGAGTGTATTCACTTACCTAACTGGCACAAGGGGTCCCATCGCGGACCCCTTTCTGCTATAATAGTCCTATACGCGATGAGACCTGTGATTCAACTCCGACCTCACCAGCAACGTGCTTTGGATGCCCTGCTGCAATATATCAAGGGACAGGTGATTATCCCCACAGGCGGCGGCAAGACCAATATTGCCATCTTTGATGCCATTCGTGAGTTTCTGAAAGATATTCCTCAGACCATTGTCGTTTGTGCGCCGCGTATCCTCCTGTCAGAGCAATTGTCCAGTGAGTTTCTTGAGTTTATCACCAATGCTCAGGTGATGCACGTCCACAGTGGTGAGACGCATCACTTCAGCAGCACTCGCCCCAATGTGATTCGTGCTTGGTACGAACAAACCAAGGGTCACAAACTGATCTTTACTACCTATAACTCTCTCAAGCGGTTGCAGCAGGCAGATATTCCCGTCAACACCATTTACTTCGATGAGGCACACAATTCTGTTCAACGTCATTTCTTCCCTGCCACCGAGCATTTCTCTTCTGCTGCTGACCGCTGCTATTTCTTCACTGCTACTCCTAAGCATTCTGCTACTATTTCCAAACCTGGGATGAATGATGCTGCCGTTTATGGCAACGTCATCTGCAATGTGCCTGCCCCTGAACTGGTGGACGGTGGTTTCATTGTTCCTCCTAAGGTTGTGGTGCAGCAGTTTGAGATGCTCAGCAAGGGTCAGATCGTTGCCGATGTTGACTGCGAGAACCTGATTCAGACCATCGATGCTCAGGAAGTGGGCAAGGTTCTGATCTGTTCCAAGGCAACCAAACAGATTACTTCTCTGGTTTCTGAAACTGATTTCTGCAAGCAACTGGAGGATCGTGGTTTCTCTTGGATGTATATCACTTCCAAGACTGGTGCCGTGATCGATGGACGCAAGGTCAACCGTGAGGTGTTTTTCGACACCCTGAGTGCCTGGGGCAAAGACAATGACAAGAAGTTTGTTGTGCTGCACCACAGCATCCTCTCTGAGGGCATCAACGTGTCTGGTCTGGAGGCAGTGCTGTTTATGCGGTCCATGGATTACATCGGTATTTCTCAAACCATCGGGCGTGTGATCCGCCTGCACAAGGACGATGCAGACGCTCTCAGGAGCGGCAGGATCGCCCCTGGTGCCCTTGGAGAGTACACCAAGGCATTCGGGTTGGTCTGCATCCCTGTGTACTCTCCTGTGGGCATCAGCACCGCTAGGAAGGTGCAGGCAGTGGTGGACACTGTGTTTCAGCAGGGTCAACCTGCCATCAGCGTTGTCAAACGCTGATTTTTCTGCTAAACTACTTACACAAAGGAGGAATCCCCCATGCGTTGCAAAGTTCAACTCTACGTCGCTGGAACTGTTTTTTATGAGGAAGTTCAAGCGCGTGATTATGCTGAAGCAAAACGTGTTGCTCTGGCACGTAATCCCAACGCAAAAGTTATTTCCGTGAATGCTGTTTTCGGATGAATATTCAAAATGAAGGCATTCTAAATCCTACACCAGGAGATCCAAATGGATATGTTACCAAAGATGGTATGTGGGCAGCAGTACCTTGGGGAAAAAAGTTTGTAATCATTCATAATGGACATCAAGTTCACACTGCAAACAACTATTCAACTGCCAAATCTTATATTCTAAAACAAGTTAAGATATCTAAAAAAACTTCGACAACTGTTGAAAAGTTTTTTGATTAAATAGTACAACTGTGTGAAACTTTATGGATGAAACTCCTGACGTTAAATGGAACCGAGGACTAGATTTGTTTATTGAAAGTGTTCATAAACCAGACAATGAACTTCGTCAGTGCGCTCATAATCAAAAATGTTATAATGAACTCATGGCAGTTCGTGAACATGTATTAGAATATTTAAAACTTCTAAGACGATGACCTATTACGCCTGGTTTATTGTATTTGTAGTTGTAGCATATTTTATCACAACTGACGATAGTGTTGCTGCTGCTTTTTACTTTGTTACAAGGTTGATAAAGTCTTATATTCAACGTCAATGGTGGTGGATAAAAAATAATCCTAGAACACCTTGGGCAAAGTATCAAATGTGGAGACGCTCAAATCAACTTGCAAAAGAGTTGATGGAAGAGTTAAAATCTAATGCTAAATAACCCTATATGGAGATTGCACATGCTCTCTACGCAATATCGTCTTCGTCTTGAGGCAATCTGTCAAAAAATCGCTCAACATGAAGAGGTAAGTTTGGAAGATATGATTTGGGCAGAAAAACTTGCAAAAGTAAATAGAACTGCTGGGACAATGCTTCGCCAAGCACGTAGAAAAGCAGAAAATCCAAATATGCAGGAGGGTGATATGGATGATTTTTTGAATCAACTTGATTTTGGTGGACTTGGGAACGAGAGAAAGGGAATATCAAGATTTAATACTGTAGATGAGATTGTAGATTTTTTTACCGAAGATAAACCAGAAGATTGGAGACAGCGGGACTGATCCAGTTGTAAACCACATATATGAATGAGTGTATTGAGAAAATTAAACATGAAACTACCTAAACCTTTGTTTATTTGGGCAGGGGGTAAAACCAAAGTCCTCAAATATCATACGCCATACCTTCCTAGTAATGTAACTGAATATAGTGAACCTTTCTTTGGTGGAGGCGCAATGTTCATCTATGTGATGAAACGTTATAATCCAAAGAAAGCGTATATTAACGACATTAATGAAAGTATTGTTAACATTTACCGCAACGTTCAGACAAATATAGAAGAGTTTTGTAAAGTCGTTGATGAGTACCAGGACAAGTATCTTGTTCTATCTAAAGAAGATCGTAAGAAGTATTTCTTTGAAGTTCGTCATCAACATGCATATGATTATGAAAACTGGAGCAAGACTTTTGAGGCAGGAACACTTTACTTTTTAATGAAAACGGGATTTAATGGAATCTGGCAAATCAATCAGAATACAAACGGACGATATGGAACTCCTGCTGGGTTGCTGAATCAAAAAGATAAGATTTATGATAAGGCAACTGTCTATGAATGGAATCATATGTTGAAGAATGTTGAGATTTATTGTGGTGATTATTCCCAATGCCCATCAGGTGATCTAAACTATCTTGACCCACCTTATCGTGATAGTTTTGCTGATTATGGAACAGGGTGGAATGATCAACGCACCGAAGAACTGCTAGAATATACTAAGAATCTTCCTGGAACAGTTTTGTTTTGCAATCGTTGCGATGGAACAGATTTCTTTGAGAGACGTAAAGGTGACATGAATCTGATTACTTTTCCTATCACATATACTGCTGGACGTAGAAAGAAAACTGAAGATGGATTTGAAGCAAAAAAAGCAACAGAAGTACTTCTATACAAATGAAAGAACTACCTGATAAACTACAACTTGATATAATGTGGACGGTTGCCACGTCGTCCAGTATCGAAACTGGCACACGGCCCCATTACGGGTTCGCCCAGATGCTGTATGATTACCTCATAGACAAAAAACCCCCAGTAGGACTTGGCAATGACTTACAAGGCAACTCTCAAGGTTCAGTTTGATACCGAATGGACTTCCACCAGTTACAGCAGCGGTTTTGATGATATGATGCTCCCCGAAGAGCATTATACTTTTCAAATTCCTGCTGAAGACCTTAACACTTATCAACTGTTTAACTTTTTTGCAACCGTTGCCCGTGCAATGGGACACGATGATATCAACATTATGAAAGGTGCTTGTGGTCTTGCATTCGGTGAACACCGAAGAGAAGAAGATATGCGTAAGGTTGCCGATGAGTTCGAACTGACTTTGGGTGAAGACCTGAGGAAGAAGTTTGATGATATGCAACAGGCAGACGCAGAGTGGGAGCGTATCAAAAAAGGTCCTATGGGAACTGTCCTGACTGAGGAAGAACAATGCGAAGAGTGACTGTAAAACCGAAGAGTAGTAAAGCCAAGAACCGTCTTGCTAATATGATGGACGGCAACGCCATTTGTATTGTGGAGCAAGACAAAGGTGATGGTATGCTGTTTCTCGCATCAGAGAACCAGAAATACTTCTTCTGGGTAAATGTAAGCAACGATTGTAATTGGGAATGTGATTGGGAAGTGCTATGAACTACCTTTGTTTTGTTGATGGTCTGCTAGAATACGCTAGTAGTGATCCTTCTTCTTTCGCTCACTATCAGTTAGTGTATGCTGAAGAGCACAAGAATGCTAATGTTCAGTATCTTACTCTGACTGATGAAGAATATGATGAGATGTTTCCTTATGAGGAGGATGAAGAATGAGCGGCGGACATTTTGGTGACTGCGGTTACGATTACTACAAGGTAGCACAGTTTGCTGATGAGTTGGAAGTAGCGATTGACAACAATGGTAAAGTAGATGAATATGGATACAAGCGTGAGTATGATCCTGATGTGATTGATTACCTTGAAGCACAGATACCCAAAATGCGTAAGATGGCAGAGATTATGAGGCACATTGATTATCTGTATTCAGGTGATATTGGTGATGATGGTTTTCTATTGCGTGTGAAAGAAGTGGAGGCAAAGTATGACTAAAGAACAAAAACTCTATGATGTGATTGCCGATTGGTGGGATGAAGTATTCTGTGCTAATCCAGCACCAGTAGATCGTGATGGTGAATATATGGATAAAACCCCCACCATTATGGACCTTGTGGAGAGTATTGAAAACTGGTTACCACCAGAACACGATACCAACAGTTATAAGTGGAATGAATGTATTAGAACCATCAAAAGTAAATTACGATGAAACTCTTTGATTATGAAACCTACGAGGATTATGGGAAGGAATGGTTCTTCCAAATCCTCAGATTTAAAAAGTTTGCTCTAGTTGACCTCACATTTCAGTGGGATGAATATACTGCAACTGACTTCTTTCCATTCATTATTGTGAGTATTGGACCTCATCATCTGTTTGGATTTACATTTAGGTGGAGAGCATTTGAGATGAGTTGTGATATAATTGACGGAGCACCAAGAAACTTAGAATGGTATAGGAGAAACAAAGATGCCGTTCTTCCCTGATTGCTACGATGAGTGGGGACTCTACAAGATTACCTATGATGGAGACCACAAACTATATGAAATGCTATTTGAGGGCACAGAAGACCAGTGCCGTCAATATGCTTATGAAAACTACACAGACAAGGAACAAGGTGAAATGTGTCTGATGGATTGGGAAGCAAGGGAGTGGGATGTATGACTGATGGTAAGTTGAGGTTTTATGATAAAGGAAAAGAAACTTTTGCACTTGAAGACCCTTATTTGGGAGGATGCCAAATTCCAGAAACACAATTACACATTAAAGAAATGACCCACGAAGAAATGCTTGAAGAAGCAGCAAAACGAGAAGCAATCGTTGCTAAAGTATCCGAAGAAGATTACCAGAAAGTTTTAGATGCTGCGAAGGAAAAGAAAGTTCTAGAGATCGCAAAACAATGTATAGAAGAACATAAAGAAGCATTTCAACATCTTGCTGAGATTGAGAGGAAAGACCTAATTGATTATGCACTTGAAGAACTCAACGCAATCGTAATGGGAGGGCAGGATACCAGAGAGTTTTATCAATCTGTGACTTATATTCGTAAAGTATTAGAAAGCTTGAAATGACTTATAAAGTTAGATACACTGGTTTCGGTCCATACAAAAATGTTCTTGAACAAAACCAAATCTTAACAGTAAAAGAGATGCTGCCTTATGCTTGGCACGAAAACTTTACCTTTGAAGAAGTGGAAGGTGAGTATCACACGATTTTCTTTGAGGATGTGGTAGAATAATATCAGGATTCCGAATAAACGCCATTTATCAGGAAAACAACTAAAATGAACTTCACAAAACGCCAACTGGTTCTATTGACGACTGCCCTTACTCTGTTCTATGATGAGATTGCAAAGACCGCAAAACCAGAGTTCAAAGCAGAAGTAATGGAAATCGCAGAAATGGTGCAGAATGCTTATGAAGGTTTTGAGTGGAATGAAACGGGAGACGGAGTGTGACTGACCGAGACACTTATTATGGTATGAGTAAGTTGGAGTGGTTCATTGAGGGCTTTCTCAACATCCGTTACATTATGAGTTGTTATGGAGATAATGACTTCTGGGA